ACACAACACCAGGGGTAGTTATGCCCTGTAAATCAGTTACTATGTCTTCAGCAATTTGTTCTCTGATGTTAGCCATTATCTAACCAATCTGTTGAAGTGTTCTGGTTGCTTTTCAGTGTTTTCCACTGTGCCCGATGAGTCAAAATCATATTCAACACCATCTTGTAGCACCAAGTCAAGTTCTTCTCTGAATCTTGCTTTGTAAAAGTCAATCATTTCTCTGAATCTGTCTCTTTCAACTCCGTGTTGTGTGAGTTGTGGTAGTATGTAATATGCTAGGACATGAAACACTGCCACACGAGTGAATTGTGCGGCTTGTAGTTTGGTGTTGTCCATTTCTAAATCTGTTGTTCTAAAATATTGTGATGCTGTTTGTGTTCTTGAAACACGAGGCCACCATTCAATACGAAGCAGTCTTTGAATATCTGCTGTGGTTTTGGCATGATATGATGAAAAATCAATGATACCATACTCTTTGATCTGTGGTTCGTATTCTAATACATCTGCATCCGTTGAATAGTTACTCATCTGTTTCTCCTTATACTGCGAGGGCGAAATAAATCGCCCCCACACTTTGTTGTTCTACTCTATTAGTTAACAATCGATGAATCTGCAGAAAGTTCAATACCATAAGTGTCGTGTAATTCACCAACACCATATACTGCTGTTGCTACAATTTCAGTTGCTCTTAAACTTGCATCTCTTTGAGTTTCAATTTTAAGATCTTGCATCATTGCTAAACCAAGTGCATCTTTGTGGAATACTGCACCTTTGTGATCACCAGCATTACCGGCATTTGCCGCAATGTTTGAAGTTTCAAACACTGGAACACCTGCGATTGTGCCCACGAAACCTGTTCTTAATGCTTCGTTAGCCAATTCGGATTGACCGTTACCACCAAATGGTGTATTACCTTGAGTTGCTAATGCTGACTTAAGGTCAAATGCAATGCTCGGATGTATTACACAAGCCAAGTCTGTTGCCGGAACCGCATTTGCTCTTAATTTAGCCACTGCTTCAAAAATGTCTTTTGGTTCCATAACACTTGCATTATCGCCAACTCCTTGAGAAAAGCCAGAAAATAGTGCAGTTAAGTCTGTGTCAATTTTTTTGGCAATTGCTTCACCAAATAATCTACCTAAGTCTGATACTACATCTGATTCTGAAACATTTCTTGCAAAGTCAGTTAATGTTGTCATCACACCAACTTCTGATACAGTTAAGTCTGCTTTTGAAGTTGAGATTGCTGTGTTAGTTAAGTCTGTTGCTTCTGCAACACCTGCCGCACTTACTGTTGGGTAAATCGGCACTTGGATTGTTTTACCACTATTCATTGGCATTGTGTAATTTCTTACCAAGCCTCTCATAATGGATCTTTCGTTTGCTACAAATAATGCTTCTGCTACCAACGGGGAAATCAGATCATCAAGTGTAGTGTTAGTTGTTTCGTTTGCCATTGTTCATGTCTCCTTGTAATGTTAACGAAGTCCTGCCTTCTTGCGATATTCGGCATATGTTGCCCTATCACTAGGCTTGGACATATCTAATTTACTAATGTCTAACTTTTCACCGCCGCCAGCATCGCCTACTTTTGATGTCGTTCCACTGCCTGATGGAGTAGCACTCACAAAGTGAGGATTTGCTGTTAAAAATTCATTAACAAGTTCTGACACTGAAAGGTGTTCACCTTTGTCATTGTATCTCACTTGTCCTGTTTTAGGATCAACAATCTCAACATCACCTGCTTCATTCATTTGCACTTGATCCTTGAGCAGTTGTGAAACTTGCCCTGGATTCACTGCCTTGTATTTAGAAGCAGTATCAAGTAAGTTGCCATCCACCTTGATGGTTTTCACTTGATTAAGCAAAGCACCAATCTGTTCATCTTTTTTAGACACTGTGTCTTTCAAAATCTGTTCAAATTCGCCTTTGGCTTTGAGTTTGTCTTGTTTCTCCTTTTCAGCCTTTGCAGATAATTCTGTGTAGTATTCAGGATCAATACCTTCATACTTCTTTTCAAACTTTCGTCTTTCTCTCGAAACACGGTCTGCCACAATCTTATCCAAGTCAGCCTGTGTAAAAGTCTTCGCCTCAGTTACAGCATCTTCAGTTGCTGGTGCTTCTGTTTCTACTGGTTGAGCCTGAGTTGGCTCTGTGTTTTGTTCCATATCACTCATGTAAATCCTCCTTTAAAGTTATGAGTTTAACTGTCCAATCATCGTGATTGTTTGTTATATTTATGCTGTTTCCTAATTGCTTCAAGTGTTTGTCTGCCTTGTTGTATTATGATAGGAATTGAGCATTGTTTGTTTTTGCCTTTGGTGTGTTCTGGATGCATCCAAAAGCATATGGTATTGGGCAGTTCATCAAATTGATCCACTGTCCAAATAAGGTCATCCACATCTGATGAAACATCATAATAAATTACGGCCATATGTTTCCTTGTGAGCCAAGTTTCATCGTGGTAAAATACTTTGGTGTCTGAATATCTTGCGAATTTGATTAGATCATTATGGTATGCCTCTAAACTCCACGGGCATACATCTGAAATTGATTGGAAGTATTGCTCCCAATCAACTTCACGGTATCGTTCACGGACTATCACTAGCCTCTTGATTTTTTACCGGACTTTTTTGATTTTTTCTTTTTATCTTTTTTAGTTTTCTTCATTGCCATTGTCAGTTCCTCCATTTTGGTTGTTGAAAAATCCAGATAATTCCGGATGTAGTTGAATAATTTGTGCATTGGTGTATCCTTGCTCTACCATCTCTCTCAAATGTGCTACCAATTTTTCTACTGATTCTATGCTTGGATGTTGCATTTCAGTTTGTAATGGTGTTTGTGTTTGAACTTCGCCAACTTCTTGCTGTTCTTCCATCACTTTCTCAAGAACATCTTCATCTTTGATCAGTGCTTTAGCCAACATGATGTCAATCTGTTTTAACAATTCTGCATTCTCTGGTTTTGACTCTTTGGCCAATTTCAGCAGTGCAACTGTGTTTTCTTTGTCGTGTATGTTGAATGAATCTGGATAATCAATAACACCATCAAATGTTTTGCCTTGCCACTGTGCCCACATTCTCCAAATGTGTTCTTCAGCAAGTTCTAGGTTGTCTGCTTTTTGTGATAATCTAGCATTGAGCAGTTCTCTTTCTGTTTGCATTGCAATACCACTCAATTGTCTAGTTGTCGTAGATCTTACCCCACCCATATTAGCCATTCTGTTGATGGAGTCAGTTTTCTCATTGAGAGATGATATAATCTGTGTTATACCACTACCACTTGGCTCCAATAGATATGGTTTCAGGTTGGGGTCCAAATCATCCGGTAAATCTATAACCGATCCTGCCCCTGCTGAGGCTTGTGTGGAAGATGTTTTACATAGACTGGGGTGATTTGAAATTCGCACCAACTGTTCAAGTTCTGAAAGTTCGTTGTATATGGCTCTCTGCATGTCAGCAATGTCTGATATGTCTGATATGCCTATGCCTTTGGTTTGTGTTCTACCAGCATACACTGGCACACAAGGAACTGCTCCAATTGGATTTGGAATAACTTCAATGATGTTTGCTTCTTGTTCTTGTGATGTTCTTTTGTATATTGTTGTCTCAGTAGCCGTAATTGTTCTGTAGTATGCTGATTCTTCATCGATGCCATCTAATACAGTTATTGATGACAGTGCATACACACCGTTTGGTTTTCTTGTGTATTGCCAATCAATCACATTTTCCGGTGTGATGATTGAAACATATGGTCTAATCTCTTGCGATAATTCTTCTGCTCGTGTTGCCACCTGTGTGTTTGGTTTGTCCACCATCACCCATACATGTCCATACACTGCTGAATATGTGGCACAATCTCTCATAAATGCATCAAATGTTCTGCCATCTAGATCAGCATCTTGTAAAAATGGATCCAATGCTGGATCGTTGCCTACTGATGTGCCGTAATCTCTTTTGGGTGGTGTTCTAAATAAAAATGAATTGTATGTTTCTACCACTGATTTGCAATGATTGTCTAATGGTGTTGCTTTGATTCTGTTTTCGTATTCTTCTGAACTTTCCAAGACATATTTTACCAAATATTGTCCTGATCTAAAGTCATTGCCTCCGTTGAATGAATCAGAATAATAAGTCCATCTCTTGATGTTCTTTCTCCATTCAGGGTGAACAGGTAATCCAAGATATTCTAATCTATACTCAACATCAAAAGCATCATATATTGTTGCCATGCTGTGTCCTCTATTTTACTTTCATTGTCCAGGTAGTTGGTGCATTGTTATTTATACGGTTTCTCGTCACGGGATATAGGTATTCTACCATATAGCCCAATGCATCATTCATGTGCGACAAGTTCTCATTGTTGTCGGGTTGTGATGTGCCTGGTTTGTATATTTGTCTTGACAGTGATCTAATCACTGATTTGCAGTTGGGTGCGATCCATAATTTTTGTTGCCCATCTGCTGATTTGAGTGCAGAATTGACTGCATTTATTCTATCTCTCACAGCAGGATGTTGTGATTTGGCTTTTACTGTGAATCCAGCATTCACCAATATTGATAAATCTGTCCTACCGCCTGCTGATGTTTTTCTCTGCCTCGATGCTGGATCTGGAAACACTGTGATGTGCTTTTGGGGGTATCTTGTTCTTATTTCATCTACCATTTCATCTGTGTTTGATCCATATATTGATATTTCATCCATCACAACCAAACCTTTTTGTGTTTTTACTGCTACACAGGCTGACATTGGATCTATGTTGAAGTCCATGCCAATGTAAATGTGTTTGGCATCATTTAAGACGGTTTTATCCTCTTTATATACAGAGTCTTGACTATAGTTATAGTATATGGTGCCTGAATAAGTTTCAAATGAGGCTTCATATTCTTGTTTAAATGTTCTTGCATCTAGATCCTGTTGTGCTTGTGCTATTTCTTCTTTGGGAACTTGTCCACCTTCTATCGTAGTATATTGGAATGATTGCCAATTGTCAACATCTGTTTTGGAATGTTGGAATATATCATATGCCCAATTACCAATGCCTTTGGGTGTGCCACAAAATAGTGCAGAGCCACCTGTGTCAGATAGTGTTGGTCTCAACACTTCGTGCCAAGCCTTGGCATCAATGTCAGCAAACTCATCCAACACGATAAAGTCCAATCCAACACCTCTCAAACTATCTTCATTGTCAGCACCTCTCAAACAAATTAAACTGCCATTGATTAGTTTGATGCTTAGATCACTTTCATTGATCCTATCTGCCCATCTCAATTCTCTCAACCGTTTTTTGAGTTGTTCCCACACAATCTGTTTGGCCATTCTGTATGATGGTGCCACATAAAATACCTTGCGATTTGGCTGAGTTGCCGCCTTGCACAATTCACGGATGGCAAGATGTGTCTTACCAAATCTTCTACCTGAAACAAGGACTCTAAATCTCTTGTTGCTGTCTGCTATGGTTTTTTGTGCGGGTGATAACGGCATTGTAGATATTTATGCCGTTGTAAAAGGGCACTCTTTTGTCTATGGCGATAGATATTGAGTGCCCTTATCAGAGAGGATATGGAAAACGGAACCCCTCTAATCTTGTTGTGAATCGTGTGAAGATTGTTCACACATTTCATTCCATTCTTGTTGTGTGGGCCAATATATGGTTTGGTGTCCATTTTTAGTCCACATAAATTGTTGATATGATTTGTGGGGATCTAATTCATATGGTTCAAATAGTTCTAGTTGTTTCATATCATCCATTGTAGTGTTGCTCCTAGCACGATTATCCAATATATTACAAGTATTGAGATAATGGTTGTTTTCAATTGGTCTCCTCGTAGTGCATTGAAACTATTTGATCATTGTCATACAAATCACTGAATGTCTGCCAATCAACATCACTCATACCAACATCATTTGTGCCAGGATGATGATATTCCCAAAATGCATCATAATCTTCAAATTTAGGACCGTGCATTGTGTCCAAATTAACTGCAAATTCTTTTGAATGTGTTTTTTGTAAAGTAGACAAAGGGCCAAAATAATCATATTCAATTACTAATTTGTAAGTCATCCTATGCCTCCTCTATTGTGGGCATAACATCTTGGATTGAATGTAGTTTCCAATCAGCACCTTTGGAATTCATATTGATAGTTTGAATAAAATCATTTTTGGCTTGTGTTTCATCGTAAGCCTCAATGCAATATTGTCTATCAAATAAACAATCACTACCTTTCTTTTCAATATCATAAAGAATGGTATATTTTTTTTTGTTAGTCATTTTGTTCTCCTTTTTGTTATTCATACTATTATAATAGCACGGATTTGTGATCTGTCAAGTGGTTATTTTTTAACCATTTTACACCACTTTTTGTGGGTTTTTTGCCAATTTCTTCTAAAAATCGCACAATCACCTGGCTTCTTCTGTTTGGTGATGGTATTTTACCATCTGCTCTGTCTATCAACAATTGATGTAATTTATGGTATTTGTATTTGTGTGTTGGGTCTATTAGACTGATTATCAACTTTTTGTTTTTTATCATAAAATCTTTTTGTGACAAACCATCAAAAGTGTAAACAGCCGGAGTTAATGATCTTTTACCATATTTGGTGATCATAGTTTTGTGTCTTTTTTGTCCACCGGTCACAAAGTTTTTGTCCACTTTTTTAACACCATCTTCTACATAATACCAATTGCGATACTTTGGGTCAACACTGATAATCTTGTGATACACAGAATTTTTGTCCTTGTAGCCATATGCTTCCATAACAGCCTTAGGGCCATTGAATATGCCTTTGTCTGTCATAATTGGTCTTTTTTGGTTTGCATTGTGCTGTGCTTGTGCTTTCCTCCATTTTTCAGTTCTACCTAAAAAATGATATTGTTGCACACCAGTCATTGCATAAAATTCATCAACAGTGATTCGTTGGCCTTTGGGCGATGTTATATACTGTGTCATTATTGTTCTCCTCTCTTTTTATTCCAATATGCATTGTTGTGGACAAAATCTAAATGACCATATTTGTGCAAGTTTCTTCTCACACATTCGTGATTGCAACCCAATTCATTTGCCCATTCTTGCAATGACTTGCCTTGATAAAAATATTTTGTATTTCTTTTCACATTGCCTTGTTTGACTTTATCAATGTGTTTAGTGTAACCATCTCTTATAGCCTGTTTATTTGCTTGTTCAAATCTTGCCCAGTCATAGTCAGTGTGCACCTTTTTGAAGTGATCCCATATGTCTTTTCTTCTAAGAATTTTGATCTTTGCAAAAGCCTCTGCAGTGGTTGTGTTGGGATATTTTTTTGTCAATGCCACAAACTTCTCCCAAGCAAGTTTTCTTCTTGCACATTTTTTTAGTATAGTTCGTTGTGCAGATGATGTTTTGCTATACCAATCATCTAATGGCATCTTGCTTGAGTCCTCAAATGTAATGTAATCAGTCATATCATCAACTCCTAAGACAACAATGCCACATCGGCTTTGTTCTGCCAATTGGCCGGTGACAGTGAATATACTTCTGCCAATTTAACCATAGTTCGTAAACTGAGGTTGGGCAGTTCATTGATATTGTCAGCAACATAGTCCAACAACATATTTTCATCTGCCAAACTCAAATTGAATTGAGATAACATATTTTTTTGTCTAACCATATATGCAATTTGTTTGAATGCCATATCCGGTGTATCATCACCTATTGTAATATTGTATGATCTATCAATCAATGCCATCAAATGCACACCAGCCTTACCTCGTTTGCTATAACCAAAACCTACATTGGTGATAAGAATAACACCACCTTCAAATTTAAAGTTAGCAGGCAAACCAAGATTACCTGGATTGACTTTGGATGATTCCCAACTGATGTTTCTTGTTTCAGTGGTGTCCATTGCCGCCTTCAGCAAGTTAAGACCTTCAACTTGTGAAAACACACTGTCAACATCGTCCAACACCAATACTTGGCCTTTTTCTTTGTGACGATACAGTGCATCATACAAACTCAAGTTGGTCATATGTCCTGTAACGATTTTGTGTGATCTGGGTTTGGAAGAAGTTAAGAACTGATTGATCATTGCAGTCTTACCAACACCTGGTCTGCCTCTCACAATCAAACTTCTTAATTCACCTTTTGCAATGTTTTCTACATAATCAGCAACAGCATCATATCTTGCATCTAACTTTGCAAAGTCTCTTGTAAGATCAACATCAGAACCAATTTGTAGTGTTGTCTTAATATTATTATTCATTGTGTTCTCCTTTTTGTTATTCATACAATTATATTAGCACAGAATAGGATTCTGTCAACCACTTTTTGGCCATAAAAAAACCCCCAATATTAGGGGGTTTTTGCCACACAATATGTAGTAGTGAGGCCACTACATATAGTATTATTCTATTATGTTGTCTATTGACACATCCAATTCAAAACCATGGTCTGATTGTAGATCTAATATGTGATACCAGCATTGTTCAATTTCGTCCCATATGCCTTCTCTTTGATCTTCATCCATACCGTCGGCAATGGCTTGTTTCATTTCTGCTTTTAGATCAATCAGTTCTTGTCTTGCTTTGATGTATTCTTCCGGATATATTTTTGTTGTCATATGTTTATTATACTACCTTTGTTATATTTTTGCAACCTCATATTCATTGGTGTTGAATATCCTATTTAATTTGTCACAATGTGATTGTGCTGATCTTTTGGTTGCGAAGAACAATCTTTGATATTTGCGATATGCTTGCCCCGTGTTCAATCTAAATATATCCTCTTTGCATATGGTCACCCACTTGTCACCATTTTTAACACCATACATAGCATCACAACCCAATGCCAATGTTTCACAGGAATCTCCTGGTAGCATGGTGTTGTGTAATCTGGTGTAGTGTTCTGGTCTTGGCACTATTTGTTCTCCTCAAATAGTTCGTTGTAGGTGTTGTTGGTTTCTCGAGGTTTGTTCCAACCCGCAATTCTTCGTTTGGCTATTTCACAATAGTTGGCATCAAGTTCTATGCCAGTGAATGTGTGCCCCAGTTCCACAGCCGCCATACCAGTTGATCCTGATCCGCAAAATGGATCCAACACTTGACCGTTTGCGGGTGTTACCAAGTTGATCAAATACTTCATCAGTTCAACTGGCTTCACGGTGGGGTGATTGTTGCCTACATTTGTTTTTGGTTTATTGTGTCCATAATCTGCTATGTTGTTTGAATAATAATCACCTTTTATACCTCTATTTTTTGTTCCATCAGCATTATAGAGGGGGTCTTTGTTGTTGCCTAAATCTCGATTGTGTTCCAGTATCTTGTGCTTCAATCTTTGTAGATTGGTGCCTATGCTAGGATCCCACAACGGATGATTTTTAACATCACCTTGTGAATAGTTTGAAAGTTTTTCAATGTGTGCGAGGGGGTCTTTGTTTTTAGACCATTTTTCATACTCGTGTTTGAGTCCGTGTATTTTAATGTTGCCAATACGAGGCAACCAAACATTTTGATTTATGGGAGCATCAATATAATGTCCGCCCATCAGTTCTAACATTTCTGCTTGTGTGGGTCCTTGTTGTTCAAATCCTACATGTCTTTCTCGCCTTGACACTTTGGGACAATAGAAATACTTTTGATAACCTTCAACTTCACCCATCACATTTGATGGGAAACGGCCTTTGTTATTAACAACCATTTGTTTATCACTGTCATTCCATTTTGCTGGTTCTGATTGTGAATATGTGGTTCTTTTTATACCATCAGCACAATATTCAAAAGGTTCTGATTCTATTCTGCTGGCATCAATGTTGAGTGCTCCAACACCCCACTCGTCCATATTGTTATAGGTGCTACCTTTGAATGGCTTCCTTGCCATCACAATGGGTTCGTGTGCTGGTTTCAGTGCCGTCTTCCAACCTGTGTGTCCTTTGATTTGTTGTGCTTTGGGAAAGCCTGAAGCATACAACCACATCAACTGGTCTCTTATTTCAAAGCCCACTTGTTGTATGTTGGTTGCCAAATGATGATATGTCCTTGCGGCCGAGAATGCCAATAGATAACCACCTGGTTTCAACACTCTCAAACATTCTCGCCAAGTCTCCACAGCACCTGTGTTGGTGTCCCAATCTTTGCCCAAAAACTCAATTCCATATGGTGGGTCCGTTACAATTGAATCTATTGAATTGTCCTCAAGTGTTTTGAGGTGTGTGATGTTGTTGTCGTTTATTATTGTATAACTCATTTGTTTCTCCTGTAGCAGTTATATGTTTGTTGTATTATACTATTTGTCATCCTTGCTGTCAACAGGATCATCACTCCATGGCAAAGGTTGTTGTTCTCCAGCATCGATTGGTGTATCCGATTGTCCCAGCATGTTCTTGCCAAGCCAAATCAACATTGACACATTACCTTTGAGTGCTACATCTATTTGAGCCCGTCTTAATTGCTGTTTTGTTGAGTTGTATCCCTTTTGTATTAGATCACGAAAGTTGTATTTGAGTGTTTCTCTAGGTATTTCAAACCAATCTGCTATTTCTTGGTATGAACAGTATAAACAAGCCAATTTATACACTTCGTCCGGTGGAATAATCCGTTTATTGTCACCTCTGCCCACAACGAGACCTTGTTTCTCCATTGTGCCCCACTTTTCGTGTTTTCTTTTGTATTCTGATTGTGTGTTCTGCTCTTGTGATGCCTTATCTTTGTCCATAAGTGCCTCCTTTTTGTGTTATGGGTGTAGTTCACCCGCCATTTATCAATTATAAATGTATTTCTTCACATTTGATTCTGTATCGATGGACAAATGTTAAACCATCATTGCTCACAGCAGTGATTTTGACTGTGTAGGCCGTGCCCACTACACCACTTGATAACTTCATTGTGACTTTCTTGTTGCCACTCACTATGCTGGATGAATCCACTGTCATACCGGCATCAACTGTGGTTGTTTGTGATGTTATAGAATCACCTGAATCCAAAAATGTTGAATAATCCACTGTGTAGTTCATCACTGCTTCAGGGTCTTTCCTAATGAAAAGTCCTTGGTTGTCTCTTTCAAATCCTGTTGTTGCTGTCATACTTGTATTTACCTTTCTATCAAAACATCGAAGTGCTTGACATGTGTTGCTCCGTTCTGTGTGACACCAATCAGTTTGATATGGAACACACCTGTCTGTGTGGCTCTCAATACCACCAACATTTGATGCGGTGTTGATGAAACTGTGGTGTCTAATCTTGGCACAGCACTCAACACAGTGATGCCAGCATCTGCTGTGGCAGTGACTGTGAGCAATTGATCACCTGTGTCCAGTTCGTTGAATATGTCAATGGCGAATGTGTCTGTTCCACCTTGGGTCATTTCAACATAATGTCCTTGATCATACAGTCGCCATGCTGATGGTGTTACTGTCATTGCATGCCCTCCGTTTTGACTGTTCTGGTCTGTTGTGGCACCGTTGTGTGTCGTTGATGTGCCCTGTCTTCACCTTGTATTGGTATGGTGTGTGTTCTGGTTTGTTGTGCTACAGTTTCTGTTCTCAAATCTTCTGGTATCACATATGTTCTGGTCTGTGTGCCAGTGGTGAATATCTGTGTGAGTGCTGGTGCTTTTATCAATAATACATCTGTGATTGTGGGCATTGTGGCTGTGATGGGCAATGCTGATGTGTGATTGGTTCTTATTCTACCAATTGCTGTGCCCGGTGCTACAGTGAATGCTGTGTTTGATGTGGCTGGTGTTGTTCTTTCAACTGCGGCAGATACCACAACTGTGGCAGTGGGGAATATGATGGTAGATCCAGTCAAATCATTGATGGCACCAACGATCGTTGGCACTGTGAATTGTGCCGACATTGCCACTGTGAATCCAGTTCTTATCCTACCTGTGGTGCCTACATTTGTTGTGATGGCTGATGCTTGTGTTTGTGGGGCACCTTCTAATAAAAATCCACCCAATGCTGTAAGTGTGACTGTGCCTGTTAGATCATCTATTTGGTCTGCTGTGAAACCATGTATCAAACTTGGTGTTGCTGTCACAGTTGACACTGTGTTGAAAGCAACATCGCCTGATAATTGAGGGCCAATGTGTGCTAGATTAACATCAGCAACAAATGGTTGTTTTAAATTTTCACTGGTTCCTGATGTAATTAAATATCTTGATTCTAATGTTAAATTTGTGTTGTTGGCTTCTGTTGCGGTTAAGCCCATGGTGTTGTTATTATCAACACCGGAATACAATGTGGCATGTGACCCTTCTACACCATCTAAAATCACCCCAGACCCAACGAAGAAACCATCTTGGGTGACCAATGTTCCACCCACAGCATCTTTGAATCTAAAATTGCCAGGTCCCCAAATTTGGTTGGCATTTCTTTCTGTGCCCACTGCACCAAATCTTAAAGCAACACCATTAACGGTGTTGAAACTTGGTATGGCAAATCCATATCCTGTTGATGTTACCATAGCACCACTTTGATTGCCACTGACATATGGATTTATGTCATTGTCAAATACACCGCCCGTAGACGATGATGGTGTTCGATAACCTGTGGTAAATCGTGTTCTGCCTGTGTAATTGGCTTTGACCTTTGCACTGAAAAGAAAACAACCACTTTTGCTGGCACCACCCTCTTGGAAGTTTATTCTCAGCAATGGATTTCTGCCCATGCCAACACCATCCCATTGTGTGCCATCTGGTGTGATGGTAAAGTTTAATGTGGTTATTTCACCATCTGTGATTGTGGTTGGGCCTGCGGCACTGAGTGGTGTTACTGTGGTTTTGCCATTTTCTGCCCACTGCACCCTAATGTTGCCTCTGTCAGAGCCTGAACCCACTGTGCTTTGCACACTCAATTGTATTTGAATATTGGCAACATTTGATATTTGACCAACTTCTAAAAAATCATATGCACAATAAATGACTCCATCAATTATGTTGACTGACTCTGAATCACCGGTGATATAGTCATCTTCGCAGTATCCCGAGTCAAGGAACTTGTCTGATTGTGCTTTAAAAAGGGGTCTTTCGTCTGTTTGTCCTGCACCTGCTGGTATACTGCCAGGATCCAATATGGATGCGGCAATTGGTCTTTTGAATGCTGTGCTGGTAACTCTGGTTGAGTCATTGGTGACAACACGAACATCATCAAATGTTGATGTAAATTCAGTTGTTAGTGTTGCTGTGCCTAGTAGAGTTGCCATTTAGCCAACCCCTATTCATTTTCAATATAAGTTTTACCAGTCAGTTGTTCAATATCACGGATCATTTGTTCCATATTGACTCTAACCACTTTGCCTGTATTGATGTTTCTTGAATAATATTCCCATTCACCTTGTGTATTGTGCGGTGATATTTTGGTAACATTGCCTGCTTCATCTCTCACATATACTTCTGATGATGATGAATCATCTTTGGCATATATGTGTGAAGCATTTGCTACCGTGCTGGGATCACCGGATTGATTATGAAGCACAACATTTTTGTGCATTTCAACATCTTCATCTATGGTCATTCTTGTGGTTCCAGTGTAACTCAATGTGCCATTGGCTGTGGTTGTAAATACTATCTTACCACCACCTGCTGATCCTGAATGATTTTCTGATGCTTGTAATTCTACTGCGGCTGTTTTTCTAAATGCACCTTCTCCGTTTGCGGAACCTGAAGTGCCGTCCCAAGCCGCACCAAAGAATGAAAATAACACATCGCCTGAATCCAAAAAGTCTTTGTTGCCAGCACCATCATCTCTTGATCTGTGCGACCATATGTTGGGGAATGATGTTGCTCCATTTGATTTGTGTGCGAATAGTGTAAGATTTGGTGCATTGCCAGTGTCTTCTACCACTATGCCGGAACCATAAAGTGCTCCGTGTGTGGCTCCGCCTGCTCCAGTCAAGTCTGTGAATCCACCTTGATTTTGATCGTGTATGATAATACCTTTGGCATTGTGGTGTTCTACCACATCTGTGTTCAATCTTATTTCACCAGTGCCATTGGTTTTAAGTGTCATATGATCGTTTGTGGTTGGGGTTTCAATTGTGATAACACCTGAAGTGTCATCAAACTTTAGATTGCCCTTCATAAATTCTGATGTGGCATATCTAAACTCTGCCACTGTGTTCAAAGCAAAGCCACTTTGATCTTGATATGTTATCATTCTTATGGCATTGTTGTTTTCACCTGCTGAGCCATCCAATGTGCCTTCATCTCCAACCACACCATTGATAGAACCAATAAAGTAAGCATTGCCACCGGCATTGCTGTAGTTGTCTGAATAATGTGTTAATCCAAAAGCACCACCGGGTTGACCTGCCGCAATATCAGTGGATGTTGAATCCGATGCTACTTCTAAACTATAACCATAGTGTGATGTTGTTTGTCTTCTTGTTTGTAGCACATCTGCGAAACTGCTACCATCTATGTATAAACCGCCATCACCATCTCCAAGCCTTACATTTTTCATATTTGTAACACCTGTGCCGTTGGGCTCTATTGTGATGTTGCCGTTGGATGCTGATAATATGCTTTGTCCATTCACATTTAAATTACTGCCTAATTTTATGCCAACTGAAGAACCATTTGAATCAATAATTTCGTTGTTGTTTAGATCCAAATTACTGGATGATGCCAGTGTAAAATTAGCACCTGATTGTGATTGTGTCGGTGTTGAAGTAGTTTTTGATGTCCATGTCAGCACACCACTACCATCCGTGGTTAAAACTTGTCCACTATCTCCATCGTTGGGTGGAAGTGTTAGTGTGTAGTTGGAAGCAATTGATGCCAATGATTTGATCTGCACATAGTTTGAACCATTTGCTGTGGCTTCATTGAATTGCAGTGTGCCATTGTTGTCAATT